ATATAATCATGCCTCCGCCCCAGTGGCGGAGGGCGGTCAATGGACCAACCCAAGCGTTCCTTATGCGACGCGCTCAAGCCCGGTCCAACCGGAAGATAAATCACCTCAACATACCGTTGTTGTTTGGTGTACCTGACGCTGCCCGCAAAGAAGAGGCAATCAATATGCGTCGCGACTTGCTCGGTCCTATCATCGAGCATCATTTACCCGTCGTTGCTGACGGCTCGCGCGCCAACCTTCTTGCGGCTGTCGATAAACGTAGCAATTACCACTCTGCTGCGTCGGTACACCCCGAAATAATTGCCGCTTCCATGGCATTATTGGACAAGATTTCTCCTTCCGCTTGGGACCCCCTCGTGCATGACCGTGCATTGTTTGAAGATTGGAATGCCCAGTTCGATGCCCCTAAGCAGGCTCGACATGTCAAAGCGTTTGCCAAAATTGCCGAGTGTACCTCCGCGCAATTTAGTGACAAACAGATCTTTGTCAAGGTCGAGGCACTGTTGAAGAGGCACGACCCTCAATGGGCACCTAGGATAATCTACCAATCTTCCGACTTGCACAATGTCATGCTTGGACCAGTCATGTGGAAATGTACCAAACGTATGTTTCACGCTTTTGAACACCATCCCTCACAGGAGGGTGTTCATTTCATGGGTGCCTATTCAAAACAGGCACCTGACCTCGTGAAACGTATCCATCGTCATGGTACGCCTGATTCAGTTTACATTGAATCAGATTTTTCATCCAACGACATGACCCAACTCGAGGATGTTCACCTTCTTGAGATTTTGTGGCTGACTCGCTTCGGTGCGCCGGCTTGGTTAACGGCTCTTATGCACGTAGCTAATCGCTTTCGTGCAACGTCGTTCAAACACCGCGTTAAAGCGGTAGTTCGTAACCAGCTACCCACCGGAGCGCAGTCCACCACTTTCCGCAACAGCCTTTGGAACAGCTCCATCTGTTACTCTTGGTGCATGAAATTTGGATACGAAGGAGACGTATTGATCTTAGGTGACGATATGTTGATGCGACTCGACAACCCCAAGAGTCGGCGCCAACAACTCCGAAGATCGTATGAGTATCAGTCCAAACTCGCAGGAATGCGTGGTGAGGTCGCGGTACGGAAGCACTTGTCTGAGTGCACCTTCTTATCCAAGGAGTTCATACCAGATGGTTCCTCCTTTGTGTTAGCTCCTCGCTTAGGCAAGGCTCTAGCGAGATTCAACGTACGTGCAACCAGCAATGAGGCCGTATCAGACAGGGAATACCTGGCTGGTAAGGCTCTGTCGTACGCTTACGAATTTCGCTATATATCTTGTGTTTCTCGTGTGTTCCTTTTGAAATACGCTGAAGCTGAGATTGATAATCCGAGCCTTGACGCGCTAGGTTGGAATGCGAAAGGTGCATTTCTTCGTTCCGGTTATTCCGGAATTATGTCTGCCATTGCTAGTGCCTCTGGTGCTAGCCGAGATGACATAACACGCTTCTATCACTGGAAGTACGATTTGACTTGCACCGATCTAATCAACTTAGTTTCTCGCACCGTTTTCGGTGACAAAGATTTGGATCCAGTAGGGATGCAGTTTGTGGTTGCTTCGATCGTTTGATTGGGCATGGTTTCCCGGCCAAACGGATGATCGAACACTGTTCAAAA